AGGAACGGGGTCGAGCAATTCTTGCCTGTCCATCGGAGACAGAAAGACAAGAGAGAAGATCGGCGAGTTTGCCGTGCCGAATCTGAGGCCTGATCAGTTGGCGAAGTATGCGGTGGCTCTGGCGCGTTGGCTTCGTGACCAATACGGCCTCCCGGCGTTGCTTTGCTGGGAGGCCGCTGGTCCGGGCCGGATCTTTGGCGACGTGGTGGTTGAGTTGGGCCACCGGGAGATTTGGTATCGACGCAAGGAGGGGGCGTCGATCAAGAAGCAGAGCGAGATGATGGGTTGGGTTCCGACGAGGGAAACCAAGTTGACTCTCTTTGGGAACTACCGGAGACAGATTTTTTCTGAGTCTTTTATCAATAGATCGAAAGAAGCATTGGCGGAATGTGCTGAGATTGTTTATATGGCAGGTGGCGGAATTGAACACACTCGATCGGTAAGCATTCGAGATTCTTCCGGCGCACGGTTCAACCACGGCGACAGGGCTACCGCAGATGCGTTGCTTTGTCTTTCCATGGGCTACGAGGGCAACAAGAAGGCCCCGAAGCCAGCGATAACCCCGGGTTCCCTGATGTATCGGCGTCGTAGGCAGCAGGAAGCCAAGAAGAAAGCGAAGCAATGGTGAGCGATTTCAAGAAACTGTCTCAGGCGTTTGAGTGGTCCCGCCTGCGAATGCTCCCGTTCCGCGAAGAACGGGTTAGAAACCTGAAGACATTCCTCGGGCGTCACTACAACGGCGAGGCGACGAGCGAGCGTATTCCCGTGAATATGCTTGAGATGGCGGTTCAGATCTATCGCCGAAACTTGGTCACGGCAAACCCGTCGGTTCGGATCCGTACCGAGAAGAGGTCTTTGAGGCCGGTGGCTCGGAAGTTTCAACTCGCAATGACAAAGGTCATGAAGGAGATGGACTTCCAGAATTCGATGAACACCGTGGTGTTCGATGCCCTGTTCGGCCTTGGCGTTGCGAAGATCGGGATCACGGACAAGAACCTTGGCGAGATGCCGGGGTACCTGCATGATGCGGGCTTCCCATTCATGGACGCGGTGGACATGGATGACCTTGTGCTGGACATGAACTCCAAGCACTGGGAAGGGATGCAGTTTGCGGGCAACCGATACGAGTTGCCGTATGAAGAGGCCCTTGACTCGGGCGCGTTCGAGTTTGAAAAGAAGCCGACGCCTAAGCAGACGCAGTCGTACAACGAGTACGGCGAAGCAAAGGTCAGTTCGATTGACTCGAAGCAGTCTTACGGCACTTCGACGTACACCCGGGCCAAGGATGTCTTGGAATTGTGGGACATCTACATGCCCTACGAGGGCAAGATCTTCACTTTCCCCTGCGACGGTCGAGGCGTCCCGATCATGGAGACTCCAATCAGGGAGATCGAGTGGAAGGGGCCGGAGATCGGGCCGTATATCCCCCTGAGCCTTGGGGATGTCAGCGGCAACCTGATGCCCCTCCCCCCTATCGCCAACCTTGTTGATCTCAACGATGCGCTGAACCGCTCTTTCCGGAAGTTGGTGCGGCAGTCGGATCGCCAGAAGACGGTCACCCTAGTTGCTGCCGGGTCTGATGATGACGGGGACCGGATCCTGAACGCCGATGACGGAGACATGATCCGGGTTGACCGCCCCGAGGGAACCCGAGAGGCGAGGTTCGGCGGGGTTGACCAGAACAACCTTGCCTTCACGATTCAGTTGAGGCAGTTGTTTGACTACATGGGCGGAAACCTGTCCGCCATGGGCGGGCTGTCGGTTCAGGCCGAAACAGTGGGTCAGGAAGAGATCATCAAGGCGTCTTCTTCCCAGAAGATTCAAGACATGCAGTCTGCTGTCATTGTCTTCGCGGAGCGTTGCGTGACTTCAATCGCCTCTTGGGTCTGGTATGACCCGGTGCGGCGATATGACCTTGTCGATGTCCTCCCCGACACGGGGTTCGAGATCCCACTGAAGTTCAACCCCAAGGACCGAAAGGAGTCCGAGTTCCTTGAGATGAACTTTGACATCTCACCGTCGTCCATGCGTGAGTCCAACCCACAGCAGAAGTTGGCTGTTCTGGCTAACACCGTCACCAACTTCCTTGCCCCCCTGACGCCAAATCTGCAACAGCAGGGCTTGACGATTGACGCCACTGCGTTTATCAGACAGGTTGCTGAACTTTCAAATATGCCTGAAATCGAGTCTTTGGTCATCCCGGTGGGCGACCCCGGGGAAGCGGCTTCCCTGATACAGCAGCAGGGGGCACCGGCTGAGACGACCCGGAACTACGTCCGAGAGAATATCGCGACCGGAGGAACCCAGCAGGCCAGAGACGCCGCAACGATTCAGGCCCTCATGGGTGCGAATCCAGCCCCGGGCCAGCAGCAGATGATGAGCCAGCAGGCACCCCAAGCCCCCGCCTGATAAGGAATAGAAATGCCGAGTTACCAATACAAGCACCCTGAGACCGGCGAAACAAAAGTCATTGTCATGTCGATGACTGAGATGTGGGATAAGACAGAAGGTGAAGGAATTGAGATTGACGGATTAGTTTGGGAACGTGATATTGCTGGAGAGCATTCCGGATCGGTCCCCACGAGCGCGGGGTGGCCCTTGTACAGCGATGCGGCAGGGACGCACCCAAGCGAAATATCAAAGTCAATGGAAGAAATGCGTCGAAAAGGCGTAAATCTCAACTATACTTCTGATGGGCGAGCAATCTTTGAGAATGCGGCCCACCGTCGCAAGGCTTTCAAGGCCATGGGCCTAAGGGATATGCAAGGTTATGACTGATCAAAACCACGAAGATAATCAAGCCAAGCCGTTTGACATTACCGACCCGTCTGAGCGGGTTCGTGAGATTGTCTCGGGTTCTGCTGACGACACCGGCCATGACCCGGGCGACGAAAGCGATCACGAGATCAAGAAAACTGAGACTCCTGTTGATGAAGCCCCTGCTTCTCCCGAGCCCAAGGCCGAAGAGAAGCCCGCCATCAACATGAAGTCGATGACCGACTACCTCGACGAAGATCTCGCCGGGGTCGTATCCAATCTGGTCAAAGAAATTGACCGATTGAAGTCAGAGACCCACAAGGTCTCGCAGTCCGCGAAGGTTGACGAACTTGTCAGTTCCCTGAGCGATGAATGGCAGCCCGTGTTTCGAGACAAGGCGAACCGGGCGAAGTTGGACACTGCGATTCAGGTCATGAAGACCGGGTATCAGCAGTCAGGAATCACTGCTCCAAGCGACAGTGATATTGTCCAGAAGGCCCTCCGAGCGGAATTCGGAGAGGTCAAGCAGTCAATCGAACAAGAGAACACTGAAGCCAAGGTTGCCGAGCGAAAGTCTCAGATGATCGCACGGGCAAGTGGGCGTCGTTCGGATTCGCTGTCTCCCAAGGAGTCAGCGTTGAAGTCGGTCCACAAGATCATGGTTGAACGTGGGCTCTATAACTCATAAGGAGAGGTCAAATGGCTATTGCCGTTTCTGATCTTCAGGATCTCATCACGACCACCCAGAAGGAACTGGGTGAACTCCGGTGGACCGAAATCGCCACCGATCTTCAGGAGCATGTCGCTCTTTCGAGCCTGCTTCAGGAGTCGCGCGTGCAGTTCTCCGCTGGTACTTCGGTCCAGTGGAATATCATGGTTGAGAACAGCGGTCTTGCAAAGGACACCAGCCTGTTCGCGACCGACGAAGTGAACATCGGCGATGTCATGAAGACCGCCGAAATCGGCTGGAAGCACCAGACCGTCAACTACGCCATCGAGCGTCGAGAGATTGCGTTCAACCGTGATCCCCGCCGCATCGTTGACCTCGTTGCGGTTCGCCGTGCTGACGCCATGATCTCGCTCGCCGAGCATATGGAGAAGCGTTTCTGGGGAGCCCCGTCTTCCGAGACCGATCTCAAGATGAACGGTGTCGGGTACTGGGTGTCCACTTCGGGCTCCGATCCCGGCGTGGGCTCGGGTGCTTTTGCTGGCGGTGACGTGTTCTCCGCTGGAACCGCTGGTCTCAGCAGCACCACTTATCCCCGCTGGCAGAACTGGTGGGGGCGATACGCCGCAAACGAACTCGACGGATCCACTGCGGGTGGCAGCGACTACGGTTCTGATGGCACATTCCCCGTCCTCGGCCTCGTCAGCCAGATGCGAGAGGCTTACGTCAAGACCGGCTTCAAGCCGATCGCGAATGCCAGCGTTCCCTCGTACAACACGGGTGACCGCCACGGCATCTACTGTGGGTATGCGGCTCTCGCTGGCCTTGAGCGAATCGTCGAGCGGACCAACGACAAGGTCACCTCGGCTGACCTCCAGCCCTACGCTGGTCGGGTCATGTTCCGTGGCGTTCCGATCACCTACGTTCCGCATCTCGATACGGCTGCTACCAACAACCCGATCTACATGCTGAACTGGGGCACGTTCCACCCGGTGTTCCTTGAGGGCGAGTACATGCGTGAGATGGGTCCGGAGGTCGCTCCGAACCAGCACACCACGATGGTCACTCACATCGACTGCACGGCCAACATCTACTGCACCGATCGACGCCGTAACGCGGTTCTCTCGAACGACGTTGTGGCTCTCACCAACAACTGATCCAGATAGAAGGGAGCCAGAAAAATGGCTATTGGACTTGTTTCTTACAACGGACAGTCGGGCAGCGTGTTCGATCCCTACGCGGTCGATCGCGCCAGCACCTACTCGTTCTTCTACGACCCCGCCGTTGGGGACGATGGCAACGCCACCGACACCTCGGCGACTACTGGCGCGGCTGCGATTCTCACTGACCTGAGTCAGGGCAACGGGGCTGTTCTCGCACTTGATGCAGGGGCAGCGACCGCTGCTCAGGGAGAGCAACTTCAGTGGAAGATGTTCGGCCTCACCCCTGACGCCACGAAGTCGATTTACTTCCGCGCGAAGGTGGTCTTCAAGACCACCGTGGTCAATGAGTTTTTCATCGGCCTCGCTGAGGTTGACACTACGGTCATTGCCTCTAGTGCTTCTGGTGCCAAGATGGTTGGCTTTGGGCAGTTGGGTGACGACGATGGAAACATCGACGCGGTCGCTGCTGATGCCGGCAATGGCACTTCGATCAC